TGTAATAAAAATAATTAAATAATATATTATTATAGAATAATAGAAATAATATGAGTTTTAATAGAACTAAATACGATAATTGTTCTTATAAGGTTGAATTAAAATCAAGTGTAGATACATTAGGATATATATTATCTCCATATAGATATGAAAATAGCAATAAATGTATGCATCAATTAGGATTGGTTGGCGGTACATCAGTATCTCATATTAAAGGTAATTTAGTAGATTTAGACAGTGAATTACGGGGACAAACGCGAATAATTTCGCGATGCCCTGGAAACTTATATACTCCAAGTGATAATGGAATAATAACAAATGATAAGACAGAACCGATAGACCAAAATATGCAACATCTTCCAACCTGTCAATCTATTATGTATCGTTCAACACCACTGCCGCCGCCATTAAAAATAAATAATTGTTAATAATAGAAATAATGAATACACCAAATGATACACGATTAAAATATGATTTTGGGAGTTATCAGGAAGAATTATCGCGATCAATATATCCTGGTATATATCAATTAAGTTCTCCGTATAATGATTGCAGTGATTGTGGAATAACTATTCCCGACGACCCTTTTATAAGATATCAAGGATACGGACAAAATACTTGTAGTATGAAAAAAGCAGTAGATGATTCAACTGAATTATCAGGATTAAATTATAAAAATTCTAAATGTAATAAGAATTCATATTTACCTAATAGTTATAATCCTTCTGGATGTAAAACAAAAATAAATACAAATGCACGAAATTGTGCTATTCCAACTGAATCTTGCCGTCTATCAAATCCCCCTTGTACTTTAAAAGAGACTGGAATAAATAGATATGACCCGTTATTCTGGAATCCACAGGACAGAGCGATTGAAGATTTTGATAGAATAGGTATTAATTATAGAATGGTTGCGAAAGATAATCACGTGCCATTAATAGAAAAACCATTAGATAATGGTATATTTAACCCCATACAAACAGAAGGTATAATGAATGAAACTACATTAAATCAATGGAAAGATTTAAATAACAAAAATAAGAATTATTCTCCGGGTTACCCATATGGCGAACCGAATTATGTTTTATCCTGTAAACAATCAATTAATAGTTATTAAAATATTTAAATAAATCAATTGATAAATCCTCTTTATTATTTTTTATAATAAGATTATTGTATATATATTTATAAATAATATTATTAACTCGCTTATAATGATTAAAATTCAATGAATTATGATTAAATAATTTATTTCTATCTTGTCTAATATCAATATCAATTTCAGTATAATTATAATTGATAGGTTTAGATTTTAAAATAATAAGATATTTATATTTATAAATTTCAAATGAAACTAGATAATTATATTTATCTTTTAAAAGATATTTTAAATTATTTTTGTGATTTAGATTGAAACTTAAACTTTTATTTTGATTAAAATAATTAATATTTTTAAATGAATCTCTATCATATTTCAAACGATTATTAATATCAAAAATATTTGATGCAATTGTTGAATAATGATTATTAATATGAATGGTGAATGTATTACTTAGATATAGAAAAGATGAAATAATAATAAAAAATAGATGCTTCATTATTTATTAATATTATTAAATATCTTTAAATAATAATAGAAATGTCATCAAGTAATGAAGAAATAATTTATATTGATGAAGAAATACCTGAAATAGAGTATTATGAATTATTGAGTATAGAAGATTTAATAAAAATTAATCCAAATTTTATTGCATTTTCAAGGGAAGATATATATATAGAACTTTTCAATTTTGTTAAGAGTAAAACAAAGACTGAAAATTTTTTAAAATTATTTTATGAGGTAGTAAATAAAAAAACGAATGTTAATAATTTCATAATAGTCGCTGATTCTATAAGAGGTGATTTTGAAGAGGAGGATATAATATCATTTATAGCACAATTAAAAAAATATGATAAAATGGCGGACATAAATTTAGCATTAAAATCTAAGAATAAATTATGGTTTCCATTGAAATATGATATAGATAATGATAAAATAAGATTTAATGCATCTCAAAAAACAATAATAGAATTATCGGAAAATAATAAATACATCGTTTTTAAGGAAGATGAAACGAATATACCAATTATGGCAGTTTATTTTTATAGTCCAATAACTGTATTAGAGGATTATTTAAATGATAAAATAATGTCTCATCTACAAGAACCATTAAAATTAGATATTATGAATGCTGATAATTACGAAACATTTGAAGATTTAATAAAAGATTATAAAATACCATTAACAATACCATTAAAAAATTTGGATGAAAATGATTATAATTATTCAACATTAAAATTATTATTACAAAAATATAATTATGATTTTGATAATTTATCAATGGAGAATTTAAATGAGATTAAATTACATTTGGATAAATTGCATAATGAAGAAAAGACAGAAATAATTAAATATAGAAATGTTGAAATAAAGAATGTTGTTATACATAATCCACGATATACTTTTTTCAATATTTTAAAAGAAATTAAAACATTAGTTGATTTAACATTAAAATCAGCAGATATTATTAAAAATCAATTAAAAGATTTTGAAGGTCAAAGAACAAAATTAAAAGACGAAACATTTAAAAGTTTATATTCAATTATTGATGATTTAAATGATAAGAATTATACAAAAATTATTGATGATATAAGGGATTTAAGAAAGAATATGACATTGAATATAAGTATAGCAAAATTGAATGAATTTGCATCAAATAATAAGAAAAGTATAATAGACCAATTGGACGAATTGGAGATAAGATTTGAATTATTAAAATATACTTACAATGATATTTATAAATTAAATTTTTCCTGTAATGACGATGAACACGAGATTCATATAGGAACGGATGAAACAAAATACGAGGGAATACCAACTAAAATTGGGAGAATAGATGAAAATGAAGAGAATATAACATATATAAATGATAATGATGAAAAGGATGAAGAAGATGAGATAAATAATGAGAATAAATTAATAAAATATTATAAAAATCAAACTTATAATAATGAAAATGGATTTGCCGAATTATTACGAATGTTATTACCATTTATATATAAAATGGAAGTAATAAGTGGATTACCATTAAATTATGATTTATTAGTATCATTATTATTTAATAAATTTAGAACATTTGAATCAAAAAGTTTAATAATAAAAAAACATATTCCAAATATTGATGATGAAGATTTAGAAATATATTTAAAACGTCCTATTAAATATATCTTATTAGGCGAAGATATTGAAAAAGATAAGGATGTTAATAAAAAATATATAAAAGATGCCATTGAAGAATATTTCGCAAATTTTAAGAATGTTATGTATGAAGTAATAGCATATTGGAGTGTTAAAATACAAATGGCAATTGTAAATAATACATTATTTTTAGATTATTCTAAGATTTCCCCAGTATGCGACCATTTATGGGAGGAATATGGCGTGCCTTATGATATGACATCAAAAACTGGCGTAACAATATATTTAAATTGTATATTTATGCAGGTGTTTGACGATAGTTTTAAGACGGATATGATGGATATAGTAAAAATAACAGATGATTATAAAAAAATAATAATAGATAAAATTAATGATAATTATAATAATGAATTAGAATTGATGAGAAAAATAACTGCTAAAAAAGTTAAAACTAATGAAGGTATTAAATATTACGAGACATTATATGATTTATTAAAGAAGAAGGAATATAAAGGAGACACATTTTTAAAGGCATATATAAATGCTTTAATATATATGCCTACGATAAATGCTAAAAAGATTCATAAATATTTACAAGGTTGTTGTTTAGAAAGAATTGATAATAATTTTAGTGCTGATTTATATTTAAAGACGGATAGAAGGGATTTGAAGAAGGCGAAGGATAAATTGACGGGTAAGAGAGTTTTTAATATGCCTCGTTATAAAAGATTTTTTATTAAAAAGAAAGTAGTAGTGGAGAAAGTAAATGATTTTAATAAAATAGATAATCCAATAACATATGATATTATATCAATTGATTTAAATAAATGGTTGTCTCAATTAAAACCAAATGAAACAATTTTCACAAAACCACTGATTGATAATTTACTATTATCTGTATTTAAGGCAACTGAAAATTATAAGGATTCATATATAACATATTTCAATAATAAGGACTTAAAGACTGTTTTAAATAATTATGATTTTTCAAATTATAGACAATTAGGAATAGGCATATCCAAGATTTTATATAAATATTTAAAAGATGATTCATTTGATTTTATAAAGAAAATAAATAATACATTAGCGGAATTAGATAAATTAAATTCAATTATAAATGATGATAATATAAATGATATTATTAATATTCGCCGCATTGCTGTAATTCGTATGATGTCATTACCTTCATCACCAGAAAATGTTTCAAATAAAAAATATGTACCATCAATAAATATTAATAATTATCCGGATATATTAAAAGAAATAATAACATCAATTTTAAATATAATAAATAATAGTCGTATGTTAAATGTGGAAGAACAGATTGATTTTATAAATAAGATTCGTGAGAATAATAAATTTGATATTTTAGCAAAACTTAATAAAAAAACCCGAGATGAGATTGATATTGAAAAGGAAATGAAAAAATATGGGATAAAATATGAAGATGATATAAATGATGATGATGATATGCCAGCAGCACCCCTAGAAATAAATAAGGATAAGACAGATGAGGATTATGAGAATGAGGGAGAAGAAGATTTTGAATTAGATATGGAAGATGGCGAAGACGATGATGAATATATGGCAACATATAATTATGGTTTTATCTATGCAGATTAAATATCTAAATAAATATCAATTATTAATTTAGGGGAAAATGCAAAATAATGAAATACCATCAATGGATAATATTTATAATTCTAAATATTATACAGAAGTTAGACAACAAGAACAAAGTTTAAGTGATGATTTTTATAAAAAAGCACAGATGCCATTTAAAACAGGAGTAGTACCACATTATATATCTAGTGATGATATGAATGTAAATATTTTTAAAAGTTTATCAGGAAATAACATTGATGTTAAAGATTTTAAGCACGGAAATATGCAACCATTTTTAACAAAAGGAATAACTCAAAATATGGAACAATTCGGGTTAAATAAGAATATGGGATATAGCACTGATGTTAATGTAAAGAAACACGAAATTAAAGCAACTGATTTTTTTAAACCAGTAGTAAATTTTAATAGTCCAATTGATAATGCTAAGTTTTTAAAGGAAAGGGTAAATTTAACAAATATTCAAAATAATATATCACCTATCAAGAGTGTTAATGTTGGACCTGGTCTAAATTTAGGATATACAACGGAAGGTTCTGGAGGATTTCAACAAGCAGATACATTAAGTTATGTATTACCTAAATCAAAAGAACAATTAAGACCTGGTTCAGATCAACGTAATTCTATATATACTTTACCAATGAAACCTAAAAATGATATTCAAAAACGAGGTATTGTAGCACCTTTAAATAAAAATAGAACAGAAACTACATTTGAATATAGTCCTGATAATTGGTTTAAAGGTCAATCAGTTATTAAGAAGGATACGGAAAGACCAGTTGAAAATGTGAAAGATACATCAAAAAGAATAGATAGTCATATTGATTATTATGGTTCATTGAAATTTCAAGAAGATTTTCAATCTAAAAATGATGATTATGGAAGAAATACAATTATTGTTTATGATAATGAAAGAAATTTAACTCAAAAAGAAACACCAGTTGCTAATTTTTCCAGTGTTATTAAAGCAATGGTTGCACCTATTACTGATGCTATAAAAATAACTATGAAAGAATATTTAATTGATAATCCCCGATTGAATGGTAATGCTGCCCCTCAATTACCAGAAAAAGCAACATTATATGACCCAATTACTCATATTATGAAAACTACTATTAAAGAAACTACTATTCACGAAGGAAATAATGGTAATTTGAAAGGTGCTGATGAATCTTATTCTGCTTTATATGACAATGCTAAAACGACTGTTAAAGAGACAACAATTCATGAAGGTAATAATGGAACTTTAACAGGAAATGATGGAACTTATTCTGCTTTATATGACAATGCCAAAACAACAGTTAAGGAGACTACAATGCATGAAGGTAATGGGGGAACATTAAGTGGTAATGATGGAACTTATTCTGCTTTATATGACAATGCCAAAACAACAGTTAAAGAGACAACAATGCATGAATGTAATAATGGAACTTTAACAGGAAATGATGGAACTTATTCAGCACTATATGACAATGCGAAGACGACAGTTAAAGAGACTACAGTTCATGAAGGTAATGGGGGGACTTTGAGTGGATATGATGAAACTTATTCTGCTTTATATGATAATGCGAAGACGACAGTTAAAGAGACTACGGTGCATGAAGGTAATGGGGGAACTTTGAGTGGATATGATGAAACTTATTCGGCATTATATGATACGGCAAAAACGACAATAAAGGAGACAACAATTCACGAGGGGAATGGGGGATATATGGAGGGTAAACAGTCAGGATATGTAAATAATAATAATAAAATGCGAACAACATTAAGACAGACATTAAAAAAGGAGGATACGATAAGAAATATAAATAATGTATCATATTATAGTACATATGTATATGACCCATCAATAGTTGCTAAAAAGACGGTTAAGGAGACTACAGTAGATTTGGGAACATCTAAATATGGATTTTTAGGAGGATTTTTAAATAGTTTATTTGGAGGATATTTAATAAAAGATGAGAAAGCTAAAAACACACAACGACAATTTTCATTGGTAGATAATTATGGAATTGCTGCTGGTGGAGTATCAACATTCGCACAAACGGGTAGAGAAGCAGATGAAAATGCGGAAATAGACGGAACAAGAGAAATGTTATTAATAAAGGCGGGTCATACACCAAATGGGGCGGGTAAATTCGTAGGAGTGCCAAAAGAGGATGTTAATATGGTAGTAAATAAGAAACAGATAGATTTGGAGGAATCGGCAAGATTTGGAACAATGGGTGTAGCATATGAAGGATTGCCGGTTCCAATAGAGAATGATAATATAACAAAACAGAAATATATGGATAATGCATATAATAATAGATTAGATAGTAGTATATTATCAACATTAATTGATAATGAGGATATAATAAAAATAAATCCAATTAGAATTGATTGTGATCCTATTTAAATTTTTTTTTTAATATTAATTACTGGTTTATTTTTATTTTTGTTTTTTGTAAAAACACTAGGGTCATATGGTTCTTCATCTTCTTCATCTTCATATGCTAATGAATTAGATTTTCGTTCTTTTTCTAATGCACATAAATTCCATAATTCGGGAGTGCACATTTTAAAATCAGCTTCTTTTGCTTTATACCATTTAACCTGGTCTTCAAGACGATTACTTTGAATTTTATTATCAATAACTACACATTCATAATTTTCAGTGCAATTATCCATAACAGCACAGAAAGTGGAAAAATCATTAAAAACTCCTGCATAATGATTATAAATTTTTTCTCTTTCTTTGATAATATTATTTTTGAAAATAAAAACATAATCAATATTTGCTCTTAAAACTGGTGGAAGACCCATACAATATTGCATAGTAATAAGGAAGAATATTTTATAATGCCTACCGTTCATAAATATACTTCTAATATTTTTATCAGTAGGCCAAGTTTTATCATAGAGACAATCATCAAGAATTAAAAAAGCTCTATTATCAATATCAGAAGAATTATATTTTTTTATTTGATTTGCTTTTTGTTTATTAATAGATATTTGTCTATCTAAGAATTTTTTAATTATAGTTGGTTCATATTCTTCATATATTAACATATTAGGGACAAAAGTTTCAAAGAAGTTATTTGCAGTTTCAGTTGGACTAATAACAACACCAACCGGTAATTCTTTATGATAACTTAATATATCTTTCATACAATAAGATTTACCTGTATTTCTTTTACCTATAAATACGATGACTGAATCGCTTTTAATAGTAGATGGATCGAATTTTTTCAATTCAAGTTTCATATTTATTTTATTAATATTTTTTATATTTATATGTTATATTACACTTAATTAAATTAGATTTTAAATTATAGAATGGAATATTATATTGTATCTTTTTTTGTCAGTATAGTTATTTTTGTATTTGTATATTTATATGATTATAAACCAGACAATAATAATTATGATGATTCTAATATTGATAATAATGATAATAAAAAACCATTATTCACAACTAATAATATTTTATTATTTGTAATTATATATATAGTAGCAACTATTATAAGTTTTTATACTTTCACATCATCAATATCTTTATCCGGATTATCTGGATTATGTCCTATGATTTTAATAAATTTATTTAAACCACCAATTCAAGCACCTCCATTAATTAAGGATAATGGAGATGGGGATGAAATTGACCCTAAAATTTTAAGTAAAATAAATGATACATTAGATATTGGTTTTACTCCGCCAATAATTGAAGATGAAGAAGATTAAATTGTATTAATTTATATATATAATTCTAAAAAATGATAGTATAATATTTTTATAACTATTAGGACTACCTCACAATGGACAGTGCCTCTATTATTGCCAGGTTGAAATATATTTGCGATAATGAGTATTCTGAAAATACTTCCCTCTTTACCCTTTACAGTGATGTAATCCAATTCCAGGATTATATTCGTGAAAGAACATCACCTGAATTATATCAACATTTATGCACCGAGTTAGATTGTGTTTTTAATGAAGCACGATTTGGCGACGGTGTATATGCTGATTATGTTTTCAATGATTGTATAGATGTTTTGAAGGAGATTGTGGAGGAGATAGAGGAGTAAGTAGTTCTTTAAATAGGAAAAGACAAGAAGACATAAAAATCTTTTTGTCTTTTTTGAAAAAATATATTTATTTTTGTAGTAATTTATATATATAATTCTAAAAAATGATATTAAAATAATATAATAACTTTTAGGACTACCTCACAATGGACAGTGCCTCTATTATTACCGATTTGAAAAATATTTGTGATGATGGATATGCTGAAACATCTTCCCTTCTTCAACTTTACAGGCATGTAAATGGGTACAAAGCTTTCATTCAAAAAAACACAACCGATGAGTTATATCAATCGCTGTGTGTTGAGTTAAAGTGTGTAATCAACGAACATCTCTACGGCGACGGAGAATATACCGAACATGTTTTCAACGACTGCATAGATGCTTTGAAGAAGGTCGTGGAGAATATGGAGAAGTAAGTAGTTCTTTAAATAGGAAAAGGCAAAAAGACATAAAAATCTTTTTGTCTTTTTTTTATTTAAAAATTATTTTTATACTATTTTCAAAAATGGAAAATGAAATTATAACAAAATTGAAATATATATGTGAAGATGAATATGCTAAAAATTCATCTCTTATATCCTTATATAGAGATATAATAGAACATAATAATTTTATTCATAATAATACGACTGAGTATTTATGGCAAAATTTATGCATAGAATTAGATTATGTATATAATGAGTTATATTTAGGTTATGGTGTATATAGTGAGTATGTATTTAATAATTGTATAAATGTATTAAAGAAGATTGTTAGAAACTTGTAAAATCTTTTTTGTAATTTAATTAAAAAATGATTATTTATATTTGAATAAAAAACAACGATGTTTAAATATGCGAAGACTGTTTATAATAATTATTTGAATATTAGAATGATGATTATAAATATTATAATTATAATTTATGATAAAATCTATTCAAAAAAGAAGGATATTATTATATATAAAAAACCATCACCTGGTGAAATAGAGGAATTAGAAAAGAAGATTGAAATGATAAAAATTAGGAATAATGAACACGAAATGAATGTTCGCAAATACGAACACGAAATAAAAATGATAGATGCATATAATAAACAGTTTGAATATAAAATTAAGTTGGTGGAAACAAAGGGAAAAATTCTTAGCGATTGTTTAGCAATCATTAAAGAAGTTATGGGAGATGTTAAATGTTTAGAGACTTAATTTTTTGTTTTTTTATCATAAATATAATTAATAACTTTTGAATATAAAATCAAATTTAATTTAATATCAATATAATTATCTCCATACCTATATTTACTATCTTCTAAATCAATATCATTTATATATAAATGAAAAATATCATTAATATCGTAAGTTTTTATTAGTTTATTATAATGATTATCATAAATATAACTACAATCATTATTACTACTATTGCTATTATTTATATAATCTTTAATAACTTCTTTAATAAATTCATTTTCATCAAATAACATTAATTCAACAATTTATATTTAACCTATTTATAATCATCATTTTTTATATATCTGGATTAGGTATAATATAATTATGTAAAATATTATTCATTTTACTTTTTGATTTATATTTTATAAGATTACCTTTTATTTGTTCTCTATAATCTTCATATGTAGGAATACCTTTTGGAATAGTTAATTTTCGTGTATGTATTTCCTTTATTTTTAAATTATTTCTATCAAGAATACATATTTCTTTGTGAAAATCAGGACCATTATATATCCATCCATCTACAGATATGCCTTTACTATTAAAATATCTTTCTAATAATTTAAATATTTTAATTAATACACTATCATCACTTGCATCTGAAACTCTTTTACAAAATTGAGGTACATCTGCATCTGTATCTGCTTCTCCTCCATCATTAGCACAAGAATTAAATAATGAATATTTAAAATCACTTATTTCACACGGTGATAAACCAGAAGGATTAAAATGAAGTATTAACCATATTAAACGAACAGTATTAATATCTCCAATATCTAATAAAAATAATTCCTTAGTTGTTTCATATGTAATTGTAAAAAATTGTTTATTTATATAATAAAGTGGATAAATATACTTAATTTTATTTGATGGATTTTTAATATCATTTAAATCTGGCAATGAAGCATAAACAATTGGAGAATATCTTTTATCTAATCCATATATATTAGCAACAGAATATGAAGATACAAAATATGCACCAGAATTTCTTTTATCATAATAATCATAAAATGAATTTTCTTGTGCTTTTATATTATCAATTTTATAAATAAATTCTGTATCTCTTGAAAAATGCGTTGGATTAGATTTTTTAGTTTCTAAAGCAGAATCTGAGTTTTGTTTAGGTAGATGGAGAAAAGCAAAATCTGTACCTTGGTATAAACAATGTGATTCAGGTATTTTAGTAAATTTTACTTGTAATTTTTTGTCTATTGATTTAAGTATATTATCATCTTCAAAATCTTTCGTACATACATCATAATTTATCGGTTCATTACATTTTTTTAAAGAACTTCTAGTACTTCTAGAAGTTCTAGAGGTACTCATTATATCTATAAATATTTTAGATAATATTTATATTAGATATGAATAATCTTCTAAATCTTGTTTATTAGGAAAATCATTATTATCTATATTATATTCTATAGTAAAATTTGTATTTATAATTTCATAATCATTATTATTTATTATAGATAATAATTTATATAAATCATCAAACATTCGTTTATTTTTATGCCAATTATGTCTTATAACTGTTCCTATTGGAGTATTCATAATTTCAATATTAAAAATAATAAATTTATCTTTATTTTTAAAGACATAATCACTAATTGAATGTTGATCGTAGAATTGCCCTGTAATAATACTTGGATTATCTTTTATTGTATTTATAATATCTTTATACATTTGACGTGATTCATCATTATTTTTAAGGATAAAAGCTCCACTATTTATATAAGTATTTCTAGTTAAAAATGGGTCTCGTGAATAACATCCTATTTTTGTATTATCTTTCATTAAATGATTAATAATAGTATTTAATGAAAAACCATTATTAATCCATGCATCACTATCCATAAATACAATTACATCATAATTAGAATTAGAATTAAGAAAATCATTAATAAAATAGATTTTTTTAACTATTGGGTGATATTCTATATATTTATTTGTTGAATCATAAAATAAATAATCATAATTAAATATTTTACTTATTTTCATATTAACTTCCTTTGACAATAATAGATAATCTAAAGTTATTCTATTATCCATTTGTGCTATGCAAACATTAACCATTTATCTTATAAATAATATTTTAATAATTTTTTAGTAAAATATTAAAAAAATGAAATATTACTATTAATAATAATAAATAGCAATGAATGCGAAGCAGCAATTGGCATATAATTTGAATAAAATTATTTGTGAATATATTACAAATAAAAATATTAGGAGGTTTTATAAAAAAATAACTAGTCTTAATACTTGTATTTCCAAAAATTCGCAAAAAGATTTATTTGATAATTATAAACTTGACATTAAGAGAGTATATGACGATATTATAAATGGCGAAGAGGATGAAACAATTATCAATGATTGTATTAATAATCTCCGCCAGATATTGTTAGGATTATTATTCTTTGAGTGAAAAGATATTTTTGTATTAAATTAATAGTAATAATTAAAAAAATCTTCATTAAATATCTTTTTATTTTTTTCATATCATATTGGAAAATGGTATCGGTCAGTTGTTTCTACTGTCATTATAATCGCGAATCAGTCAATTTTACATTCATACAATTTAAAAATTTTGTGAAGGTATGTTTGAATAAGCGTGCAGTTATTTTGACGAATAAGCAATTGGTTTTGAATCCAGAATTGTTTCAAATCTTTAAATTATCTTTGTTATGTACGAATGATGTTTCAAAGATTTATTCAAAACCACTTGATTTAAGTTATGGAAATAAAGATATTTATGGTACATTAACAAAGATGTATTGGAAAAATTTGAGATTTACGAAGCATTATGAATTCATTGAATTTGAGAAATCAAATCTAAAATCTCCTAAAAATCCTCTCAATGCGGAAGAACCGAAGCGTTCTACCAGTGAGAAGAAGATAAGGAAATTTATGAAGTTATTGAATTCTTTTAATGATAAGGTCAAACCCGCAAATGAATTTATTCGTGAGTTCTTGGATTTGAATGATTATGATTTATTGATTGAATATTTCAGGAATTATATCATTCATAATCAATGCAATCCGCAAATTACCATTCTTTCGCAAATATACCATAATTATGGTATTGATGTGTATAGGTCAATTTCTCGGTTTATGTAGATAAGCAATCTGGAAAGAATGACAAAAATAATTTTTGTCATTCCCAATCAATTTTGTCATTATTAGTTTCCCATACTTCAATAAAAGAAGTAGGTTTTTTTGAGTCCCCATAAATAACTTTAATATTTTCATCAACTAATTTATTTTGATATTTGATAAGATTAACAATATCATCATTTGACAAAGGCATATTTAATAATAAATATTATAAAAATAAATTAACATTTTTTATAAAAAATACAAATAAATAAAAACAAAATTATTCTAATTCAAATATTCCTGGATTTTGTGATAGATTATCATAAAATAGTTTATGCTGATTCGCTTTCAATAAAGCAATAGCATCAGGAGATGAATTAAGATTCAAATAATACCAACTAACATTAGTAATATTATTTTTAATTAATTCAATTGCATTTGGATTAGCGGATAAATTATTCCAATTAATTTTATTTTCAAATTCTTCCAATAGTTCAATAGCATTAATATTAGTTGAGAAATTATCCCAATTAATTTTGCACATATGTTCTTCTAGAAAATCAACTGCATTATGATTTTTTGAAAGATGAATCCAGTTAATTTTATCATAATTTGATTCATCTGTCAATATGTCTATAGCATTATAATTTTCTGAGAAATATTTCCAATCAATTTTTTCAGGATTTTTTAATAATAACTCAATTGCACCTGGATTTTTTGAAAGATAACTCCAATGAATTTTTTCAGGATGTTCTCTCAATAATTCAATAGCTCTTGGATTTAATGATAATAATGTATAATTAATTTTTTCAGGATTTTCTTTCAATAATTCAATCGCATTCTCATTAATTGACAGGAAATCCCAATAAATTTTTTCAGGATGTTCTCGCAAATAATCAATAGCGTTTGGATTTAATGATAGAAATTTATAATTTAATTTATCTTCTTGAATCCAGTTTGATAATATTAATTTAGAATTGCCTAAAGAAGTCATAATGATAAAAATATATTAAAAAAGAAATTATCATTTTTTAATTATTATTCTAATAATTCAATATTAATTTAATAATTTGATTAATTTCATTTTCTGTATCTTGTAATTCAAATATTGAATGATTCATTGATAAATAATCATATGAAATATTATGAGGATTATCTTTTAACAATTTCATAGCATCTAATGATTTATTTAGATTTAAGGAATACCAATCAATTTTATCTGGATATGTTTTTAATAGTTCAATAGCATTTGGATTAGATGAAAGTTTAATCCAATTAATTTTATCTGGATTTGCTTTTAATAGTTCAATAGCATTAATATTAGATGATAATTCTTTCCAATTGATTTTATCTGGATTTGCTTGTAATAGTTCAATAGCATTTGAATTGCTTGATAAAATATTCCATTCATATACATTAAAATTAGACAAATTTTTTTTAATTAATTTAATAGCATTTTTATTAAAACATAAAATTTTAAAATCAATTTTATCTAAATTATTTTCCAATATTTCAATAGCATTTTTATTAGTTGTCAAATAACTCCAATAAATTTTATCCATATTTGCTTTTAATAATTCAATCGCATTTGGATTTAAAGAAAGATTTCTATAATCAATTTTATCTGGATTTGCTTTCAATAATTCAATGGCATTTGGATTTAAGGAAAGATTATTCCAATAAATTTTATCAGGATTTGCTTTCAATAATTCAATAGCATTTGGATTAGATGAAAGTAGATGCCAATTAATTTTATCTGGATTTGCTTTCAATAATTCAATGGCATTTGGATTTAAGGAAAGATATTTCCAATTAAGTTTATTAGGTTCAATCCAATCTAATAATTTATATTTAGGTTTAATTAAATATTTTGCTATAATTAGACAAATATCTTCATTTAATGGTGGTAATTTGGAAGTCATAATAAAAAAAATAATATCAAAATATCATTTTTTAATTATTGATAAACCAATCAGTTAAATTAAAATTGTATATAATACTTAATCTTTTAATTCTATCAGGATTTAATGATTTTTCTAATATTTCATTTCCAAGTTCTTTAAAATTATCTTTCATTTTATTATAATCTAATTCAAATATATTTTTATTACTTGATAAACAATCCCAATCAATTTTATCTTGATTTTCTTTTAATATTTCCATTGCTTTTACATTTTCATTTTGTGAAAAATTATACCAATAAATTTTATCTTGATTATTTTTTAATAATTCCAGTGCTTTATCATTATAATTAGACGACAAATATATCCAATTAATTTTATCTGGATTTTTTTCTAATAATTCTAATGCTTTATCATTTTTATTACTTGATAGAAAATGCCAATCAATTTTATCTGGATTTTCTCGTAATAATTCTATTGCTCTATCATTTTTATTAGTAGATAGACATTGCCAACTAATTTTATTTTTATATGATTTTAATAATTCTATTGCTTTATTATTTTCATTGAATGAAAACGATTGCCAATTAATTCTATATTGATTTTCAAGTAATATATCAATAGCATTTATATTATATGATAAATAATATGAACTAACATTTTTAATATTATTTTCCAATAATTTAATAACTTTTTTATTGGTATTAGATGATAATTCTCTCCAATAAATTTTATCTGGATTTTGTTGTAATATTTCTATCGCTCTATCATTATTATTTAATGATAATAATCTCCAATTAATTTTATTTTTATTTTTCATTAATAATTCAATTGCATAATCATTATTATTATAAGATAAATCAATCCAATCAATTTTACTGGGATTTTGTTTCAATAATTCAATAGCATAATCATTAGTATTTTTGGATAATTTTGAAAAAACTAAATTATTTATATCAATCCAATCTAATAATTTATAGATAGGTTTCATTATAATAATAAAAATAATTATAAAATCATTTTTTATAACTTTTGATAGTATTATTTAATAAAAATGATAATATAATTTAGATATTTATATATTTTTAGTATGTTTTACAAAAAGTACAATATAACAAATGATGAGAATTATAAGGATATAAATATTTTAAGATTTTCAAGCAATCCTTATACAGATAATAATTGTATTTGCGATATTAAAGTTAATAAATTATTAGATGATTTAAAGAACCAGGCAATAAAAGATGAATTAGATTTTAATGGTATTTATCCGTGGAATGATTTTGATTTAGATTGTAAAAACAGGGAAGTTATAATTGCTTATAATAATAGGATGAATCATATTCAGGGATGGTGTAATATTAGTTATAGTACATTTTCAATAGAACAAGAACTGACAAATTTATATAATTTAATAGTTGAAAAATTAGTAAGTAGGGAAATACCGAAAATTAAATACATTGGATTATTATTATTAGAATTTGTTCGTGATGAATGTATAAATAAACCTATATTATATTATTATAATAATCCAACTGATGAGACAAAATTTCAAACATACGGAGAAATAAATATTGATATTATGTATCTATATTCATTAACAACATCTATAAGTTATTATAAAAACACATTTTTAACTCAATTAACTTTATATAATCAACCAGAGAATGATTATCAAATATTAGAACACGTATTTATATATTTGAATGAAAAATATATTGGTATTACTTCAAAAAGGATAAGGACATATATAAGTAAATTGAATATATTGCATTTGTTTGAATGTAATTCTATATTATCTCCTAAATCAATTATGAGATATGAAAGATATAACCCATCTAAAAAGCATAAGACAGTAAATAAAAAAATAATAGCATTACTTGATATTATTGATATTCCTTATAGTATTAAGAACCGTATATATGGTTCCAGAATACGAGATAGTATTGATTATATGGGTAAAATAAAAAAACCTAGAAATGAATAATTATTTTTTTTATTTGAATATAATCAAGTCTAATAATTCAAATATTGATTTATTTAATGAGAATACATTCCAATTAATTTTATCTGGATTATCTCTAAGAATTTCAATGGCATTCTCATTTTCTGATAAATTAACCCAATCTATTTTATGTAAATTTTCCTTTAATATCTCAATGGCATTTGGATTTAAGGAAAGCCATCTCCAATTGATTTTATGAGGATTTTGTTTAAGAAGTTGAATGGCATTAGGATTATATGATAATAGATTCCATTCAATTTTATCTTGATTATTTATAAGAATGTTAATGGCATTACTATTCATAGATAAATAGCACCAATTGATTTTATCTATATTATTTGATAAAAGTTCAATGGCATTTTCATTAAAAGAAAGAACATCCCATTCAATATTATTATAATCTTTTTCAATATCAATAATTAAATTTATATTTTCATTTCTACACATAAAATACCAATTGATTTTATCTGGATTCTCTTTTAATAATTCTATCGCATTTTTATTTTCTGATAAATATCTCCAATTGATTTTATCAGGATTCTCTTTTAATATCTCAATGGCATTTGGATTTAAAGAAAGATTATTCCAATTGATTTTATCAGGATTCTCTTTTAATAATTCAATGGCATTTGGATTTAAGGAAAAATTATCCCAATTGATTTTATGAGGATTTTCTTTTAATAATTCAATGGCATTTGGATTTAAAGAAAGATTATCCCAATTTATTTTAGATTCAAAATTAAATATAAACATTGATTATTAGTAATAGCAAATATAAATATTAAATCATTTTTTATGTAAATATTGAAGAAATTGTGTTATACATTTTTTTATATTTTTCAGTAGTATTATCATAAATATTTAATTTAAAAATGGATGGATTCAATGACAATATTTTCCAATCAATTTTATCTTGATTATTTCTTAAAAGTTCAATCGCATTTGGGTTTCTATTTTGTGATATAACTGTCCAATCAATATTGATTATAATTTCTTGTAAAAGTTGAAT